AATCCAGATATTAATATTCCTGAGATTGAAATTGAAGAGTCTACAAATTCTGCCATCTATAAGATGCAAAAAGAAAATGATGAGATTCGCAATAAACTCAGAGAAAGAGATGCTCTGGATGATTTAGAAAAACGTAGAACTAATTTGATGCGAAAAGGATTAGCAAAATCAGACGATGATGTTGCAGCAATTGAAAAAGTAATGCTTGAAGAAGGTATTACTAATCACGAAGCAGCAGCACGTCACTGGGCATGGATGCAACAAGCAGCAGCACCGACTCCATCTCAGTTTCATTCGAATGTTGCTAAAAACCAAGGGTGGGATTTAAGTCGTTTTTCTAAAAACCCAGTTGGTACGGCAAGAGATGTTGCACACGAAGCATTAGCAGAACTCAGGAAAAATAAACCGATTGGGTTCTGATGTAGTACACGGGGGTGGTAGCTGCGATAACATCAAGGCATTTTGTTGAATTTTTATAGGAGAGCATTATGGCTATAGGTGGCGGTATTTTACCTGCAGCTGGTACCTCGCAATATACGGAATTAACTTACGTTACAAGACGTGCTTTTATTCCTAAATTGGTTGTCCAGCTTTATAACAGCACTCCCCTGATGGCAGCTTTGATTGCAAATAGTCAACAAGCCACCGGTGGTGTGTCCCAAGTAACCGTACCCGTTCAGGGTTCACAGTTTGTAAATGCACAGTGGTCTGACTATTCTGGTTCTTTTAACCAGCCGTCAGTACAACAAGGTGCTTACAATGCTGAATTTAACTTAAAATTGATGATTGCACCTGTACCGTTCCTCGGTATGGAAGGTGCTGTACAGCAAGACCATGCAATTATCCCTCTCATTGAAGCTCGTATGAACGATGCGACTAACGTGATGATGGATGCAATGGCAACTGCTTTGTACAACAACACAACCAATACACAACAATTTATTGGTTTACCCGCTGCGGTGGATGATGGAACTGGTACAGCAACTTACGGTAACATCAACCGTAATACCTATACATGGTGGAAGTCTAAGCAATACGCTGCTGGTAACGTCAACCCAACACGGCAAAACGTACTCCAGTATATTTCTGGTACAGTCAAAAACGGTGCAGAAGTACCGACATTTGGTGTATGCGGATTTGGTACATGGACACTCTTAGCACAAGATTACGTGGGTCAAGAACAGTACGTCATTACTCCGGGTAACGGATTTGATAGCGACTCCAATGGTCCTCAAGCTGCTTTCAGAGCGTTAATGGTTGCTGGTGTTCCAATTTATCCAGACCCATATTGCCCAGAAGGTACAATGTACTTCTTGAATTCAAACTACCTCAGTCTGTATATCCATGACCAAGGTTCATTTGTATTCACAGGATTTGAGTCTACTCTTCCTAACTGGCAGATTGGTTATGTAGGTGCGGTATTGATGATTGCCGAATTGGTAAGCACAAAACCAAAATCTATGACCAAGGTGACTGGCTATAACTCACTCAACATTTAAGGAGATTAACCATGTCATTAAGTTTACAGAAAATCATATTAGCTGGTGCCGGTAGTAATACCCCCGGTGCTTATTTACAAACAACAACAGTAGCGGTTGGTGGCACAACAACAGCATTAGTACCTGCTGGACTCTATGTTTTAATTCCGTCAACAAATATTAACGTACAAGCAACACCTGATAATGGTTCTACATGGACTACATTCATTGCTGCTGGTGTAGGTGGTACATTGTTCTCTGACGGTGTAAACATTCGGTTTAACAACAGTTCTACTGCTGCAAACGTCACATTGTTAACTGTTAACGGTGGTCAAGCTGCTTCTGGCACTTACAACCAATAAGGAGCAATAAATGGCTAATCCAGATTCAGTCTCACAGTTCTACCTAGATAGTTTCGGGAATGGTCGTATTGGTGTTGTTACTGCTACTCAACTTAACACGGCTGGTAACGCAGTAGTTACTATTCCGTTATTAAATGGTGGTATGACTAAAGGTGCATCAGCAGCAAGTTCAGGTGGGGTGATTGTTCGTAGAATTACGCTTAATAATCCATCTGGTTCTTTGTCTACTGCAAACGTATCTATTACAACAAGTAATGACGGTAATATTTCTAATGCGGTTGTAGCAAATACAACGGTTAGTATTACTGCAAACGGGTTGTATCAAGATTTAACAATTGCATCACCTTATAGTGCCAATACGGTTGTAAGTGGATTTAATACAAATGCTTTATATGTCAACGTCAATACTGCGTCTGGTAACAACAACACAGTAACGATTGCCGTATATGGCGATGTTGTCAGTTTCTAATGACTACATACTTTGTAACAAACAATTCGGATACCGTTCTAACAGATAGTTGGGACGGTAAACCGTTTGTGTTTGAGCCGGGTAAAACCCTAGAGGTGCCGGAAGAAATAGTAGTTCATGTATTTGGTTATCATGCAACAGACAAGTCACAATACCTTGCAAGGTTTGGTTGGGCTGTGACGTTAAATGATATACCGGAAGGATTAAAAAAATTGGAGAAGTTTGTGATTAGCAATACTCCTCCAGTAGTAAAGAACCATTCGATACCCCCGGTGGTGGAAAGAGTACCCTTACCTTCTAACAAGAGGGTGGGGGGAAAAGTCCTTAGCCCTGCTTAACATGGATAATATATGGCACAACCTACTTTGCAGAGTTACGTTACAGAATGTCAAAGGCTTTTGCATGATGCCAATGCTGTATTTTATAGCGTCCAAGAATTAACGGATTACATCAATTCTGCAAGAGAACGGGTTGCAAGAGACACGGGTTGTACACGAACATTACAGATTACACAAACACCATCTAACCCTACTGGGTTAACGTCTGCTAACGCACCAATTGCATGGGTAGGTGGTGCTACAGCAACAACAGGTAGTTTAGTGTTTTATAACATTTATACGTACACAGTCGTAACTGGCGGTACGTTTGCATCAACTCCTCCACCCTATCCGGGTAATACAGGGTATGCACAGAATACGTATCCACCATCTACACCATTTACTAACGGTACAGTTACTTTACAATATGCTGGTCCAGTAGAAATCATCCCGTATGCCTCACTACCGCAAGGTATTAATACGCTAGATATTGTTAACGTCAATATTTATTGGGGTAATACACGGTATCCTTTACTGTATAAACCTTGGACACAATTTAATGCAGAGTTAAGGTACTGGCAAAACTATGTTGGTCAACCTGTATGCTTTAGCGTTTATGGACAACAACAGATTTATTTGTCACCTATTCCAGACCAGATTTATACACTTGAAATGGATACGGTCATATTGCCTACTGCACTAACTAATTTATCAGATGTAGACAATCAATTAAATGACCCATATACAAGTCCGGTTGCGTATTACGCTTGTTATAAAGCAAAGTTTAAAGAACAAAGTTACGGTGAGTCGGAAATATTTAAACAACAATATAACCAGCAAATACAGGCTGCATTAAGCTCTACATTTACTAGACGGATGCCAAACCCTTACCAGCCGGTGTTGTAATATGGCACAAAGTCCTGAACAGAAAAAATCGTATCAGGTCATTAAACAGTTCACTACTGTTAATACCAAAGCGAACCGAACAGCAATACAAGAAACAGAATTTTCATGGCTAGAAAATGCCATGCCAATTGGCTACTCCAATCTTAAAATTACCGGTCAACGCTCGGCAATTACAGATAATGCAAGTAATGCAGTCGTCTTTTCTGCTAACGTCACTTATTTATCATCCGTTAATATTGGTCTAAATGATTACGTTGTTGCATTTAAAGACGATGGTTCGGCTCAAGGATTTAATTTACAAAGCAAACAATTAGTCACAATTGGTAATGCAGGTAAATTTTCTAATGCTGGAATTGCAGTTAGTCAGTGGAAAAACCAAGATATGCTCATCATAGACCCTAATAAGGGATACTATGTATGGGATGGGAACAACACCATCTTTGTAGGCAGTGTTGGACAAATAGCTTTAATTAGCGGTGGTTCAGCATATACTGCAGCACCGTCTGTGGTGATTTCTGCTCCTAATGACGCTAACGGTATACAAGCAACTGCTGCTGCAACTATTTCAAATAACGCAGTTACATCAGTAACGCTTACAGAAGCTGGGTCAGGATATACACAGGCACCATCTATTACTTTTGCCGGAGGCGGAGGTACAGGAGCTAATGCGGTTGCAAGTATTGTAACTTTTGCTACAGGCACGGTATCTATTGCAGTCACCAATCCCGGTGATAGTTATACCGGTACACCAACTGTTAATATTTCTGGTGGTGGCGGAACAGGTGCAAGTGCCACAGCAGTCGTACATGGCAATGCTATATCTACCATTGTGATGACCAATCCGGGTAGTGGATATACTAACATTGCAAATTTAACTGTTACATTAAGTGGAGGCGGTGGAGCAAATGCCACTATTGCGGCTACCATTAACAACACTCCCAACGTG